TACCAGACGCTAAAGCAGGCCATGTCACCATTTACCAGTCACGAACCCCAAACAACGATGTAGACCATGTGCTACACGTACCTGTGGCTATGGTGCAAACAATCCAAACGATTGACTTGACTTAACTCTGTTACACCCCTAAAGTAAAACTAACTGCAACGACAAGGAGAAATCATGCAGCGTAGATACACAATCCCTAAACCGCTACACGGTAGCCAAGAATGGCTAGACATCCGGTGGCAAAACGAACAGTTCCTCAAACGGATCACAGCATCCATAGCTGCCGCAATACACGGAGAGAACTCGTTTGTAACACCCGAAGATTTGGCAGCAGAACTTTTGGCAAAGACACCCCCCGTGCCGAAAGAACAAAACGATGCCATGCTGAGAGGCACATTGATGGAACCAGTGGTGGCACACATGGCTTCACTGCATTTGAATGTGACCATCACAGAGCCACAAGATTTGTATTGCTACGAAGAAGATGGTGTACGTCTGATGGCAACAATGGATGGCAAAGATTTGTCGGGCAATTTTTATGAAATCAAAACAACCAACAAACGATGGGATGGGAAACTCCCTCGGTCTTGGTATTGGCAAGGTGTGCAACAAGCAATTTGCACAGATGCACCCGAAATCATTTGGGCCATCATGGACTCGACATGGCAAATCCACTACCACACGCAGGTTGTTACTTCTGATGAACGCCAACAGCACATTGATGCTGTACGCAAGTTCTTAGGGTTTATTGACATGGGCATGATGCCAGAAGGTGCTGTCCCAACCTACGACAATGCTTCCACCATCTACCCCGAAGGATACGAGAACACTGTCGCCCTCAGCGATGATGTCTACAACACTTTGGAGCGTCTGTCTATCGCTAAAGAGCAAATCAAATCTGCCGAGGCAGTACGCGACCAGCTACAAGGCGAGTTGGGGATGCTGCTCGGCGACGCAGAGTACGGCTCAATTGATGGGGTGCAGGTCGTATCGTGGAAGAACTCGTCACGTACATCGTTTGATGCTAAACAGTTTGAGAAAGAACATCCGGCTTTACACGCAAAGTTTAAGAAAACATCAACCTTCCGCACCATGCGGATCACAGCAAAGGAGAGCAAATAATGAAACTAGAAGAAATCCTCGGAGCATACGGTGTGCCAGATCCAAAGATCGTTGGCAAACTACCGAAGGCTGGCACGTCACTAGATTTTGTGGGTCACGCAGACATCACACGAATCTTGTTGGAGATTGACCCGACATGGCGTTGGGTTCCTATCGCATGGGATAACGGTCGACCATCAATCCATGTTGAGAACGGCATCGCAACCATGTGGGGTGAACTCACAATTCTCGGACAAGCCCGCTTGGGTGTCGGTTCGGTTCGTGCAGACAAACAAGAATTAGACAAAGAACTTATCGGTGACTTCCTTCGTAACGCTGCGATGCGTTTCGGTATTTGTCTGTCGTTGTGGACTAAACAAGAATGGGATGATGTATCCCACACCACAACTAAACCGATGCCTAAAGCTGCAACACCAGCACCCCAGGCAAAACCCGTAGCAGCCAACACCGACTCATTGGTATCAATAGAAAACATTGAACGGTTCAAGGGTGCGTGTTCCGGTATTGCTTTGGACTGGCGTGAAGTGGCCAACAGTGCCGGTGTCAACCTAGATGCTTTGCGTGAGTCAGATATGAAAGCGTTACGCGCAGCTTTTGCGTCAGCCAAAGAAGCGTTGTACGCACCGAAACCTGTTGTTGAACCTGAAGTGATGGATGACTTTAACCCTGCATACAACAGCACCGAAGAAGCATTAGCCACAGTGGTTGACCTGTTTGCAGGTGCCGAAGTGATCGAACCATCACGTAGTAATCACCCTGCGAACGGCACACCACAAATCAAAGAACCAAACGCATCGGCCACACCGCCACAGTTGGGTAAACTTCGTGCGTTATGCAGTGGTGCAGGTATCAATAGCAAAGAAGACCAGCTCTCAATGGCATCAGATCACACGAAACGAACCATCACATCGTTCAATGATCTAACCAAAAAAGAGGCATCAGAACTCATCAGCATCCTCGCACCGTGAGCAAAAAGAAAAGTAAACCCATTACTAAAAAGGGTCGCGATATTGAACCTTACTTTTTTGCATTCATTGAGTCTCCGCAACCAGAAGGTTTTGCTGCGGTGGGAATGCACTTTGAATCGTTTGACACAAAACCTTTCGTTACAGTAACGGTCAAATATGTATGCACTAAGGAACTATGAGCAAAAACAAATCTAAAGGCACAGCCTTCGAGACACTTATCGTTGACTACCTCAAACAGTTTTATCCCAACTGTGAACGACGCGCCCTACAAGGAGCGTTAGACAAAGGTGACATCACCGGTGTAGACAACCGCCTGGTTTTTGAATGCAAATCCCACAACACCCTCAACTTCTCCGGCTGGCTGAAAGAAGCCGAAACAGAACGGGTAAATGCCAACGCAGAAGTTGGGGTTGTGGTTGCCAAACGGCGAGGCTATGGTAAAGCCGAAGATCAGTACGTGGTACTCACCGTAAAAGATTTGATCAAGCTGTTAAACATTACTGAATACTGATGTAACAACAACATTCAGGGTACGCTCCCTCATAACCGGCGCGTGTTGTTGTCCCCTAGCCATTGTCTGATCGCGGTGGACTAGGGGTAAAACCCTTTACCAGTAAGCAACTTGACCTTTTTGCTATGATAGGAGACACCAATGCGAAACCTTGTACGGCTATTTGCCGTTTCTATGGTAGGGATTATCACCTTCGGCAGCATAGTTTCAGCAGCCAAAGCCCCTTTGCCAACCCCTGAACCTCTTAGCGTGGCTCTCCGTGCGTCTGACAGTGTGCCCGAACCTGACATCGTGTTCCGTCACGGCGACATCTCATGGCTACCAGAACTAGCTGCTAAAGCAGGCTGGCCACCTGAAACATGGCAACGCTTGGGTGAAATAATCTTACGCGAATCCGGCGGATGCCCGACCCGTATCGGCGGCTCGGTAGTGGATGAGGATTGCAACTTCATTCGCATGGCAACCATGACCCACCCTTCAGATAGCGGACTCCTGATGATCAATGGAATCAACTGGAATCTAAAGCGAACCAAATTTGCAATTGTTTGTGTCCGTATGGGAGTATGTACCCAGGAGGAACTAATGAATCCGATAACAAACCTACGTGCTGGAAAACTACTGTTTGATGTGGCAGGCTGGAGTCCATGGAATCAACAGAAATGAGCTTGCTGGACAACTTCATCAACGAACTAAAAGACAACGACTTCGGTTGGCAAAACAAAGCAGAATGCCGAGGCGAACTCACTGAACTGTTTTTTATGGACATCGAAGAAATATCTATCAACCACATCAAGATGCGTGAAGCCCGCGCAATTTGTGACCGATGCCAAGTACAAAAACAATGCCTTGACTTTGCTCTAGTAAACAACATAGATTATGGGGTATGGGGTGGCACATCCCCACATCAACGGAAAGGTATGCGCAGTGAGCAACGAAACAGAGTTTGAACTTGAATACTGGCAGGATCGGGTAGACGCACTCGCTGTCACCAACCAAGCGTTACAAGACGAACGTGACCGCTACATGGATGCAGCCGAATCGTTAGCACAAGAACTAGACGCACTCAAAGCAACTATGAAACAAGCTGAGTCGATAATCTCACGACTACGAACCCACATCGCACAAGGCGTAGAACTTTAAGCAACGCCGAGGGGCAAGATGACACCAAACGAAATAGATATCTTTATTAATCGTCTGTTGGCCATGTACCCAAATACATTCGCACAACGTAGAACGTTGGAAGCAGCGTGGCGCAGAGATCACATCCTGTTAGAAGCAACTACAGATAAAGCTACTGAAGTATTAGAAAAATGCGTATCACACGGCGCATTTCCCACCCAATTTGAGGTGCGAACAATGTTCAAACCTGATCACAACAAACCCAAACAACTTGTTGGATGCTGGCTATGCGACAACACCGGTTGGTGGTATCCGGCCGAAGGCAACGGTGTCAAACCCTGCCCATGTAGAAGGGATATAGAACAATGAAAGGCGAACACTGGTCATGCACTAGTTGTCGGCAACGAATAGTTACCCACGTTGAGCTGAAGCAACCACCAACTTGTAGCAACAAACATAAGCCAACAGAAATGGTGAAAGTCAAATGACATTCGATGAATGGATGAAATACGGGTACGACAAAGGGTATTGTTCACCTCCAGTGTGCGTAACACATGACGGCATGCCAACTACCGCTCTCGAAGATGAGGAGTTTGATGAAGGGTTTGATCCATGCTTTCACGGTGTCCGGCTATACGACGACTTGCAGATGCGCAACGGATGCGAAGCGAACTCGGCTCCGGCTGTATGGCGAGCTATTGAACTTGGGTGGAGCAAATAAAAGGCCGCTCGATCTGAACGGGGTGGATCAGATGAGCGACCAGTGGTGGCAACACGGTCACAAGTAGGTAACTTGCAAGCGTATTTATCGTTGCCTTACCTCTTATGCAGGTGCTTTAGATATTTTGATTTTACCCTTGGTCGCTATGTGACCTGGCTCATCGAGTCCGCTACCCTGTGCGGCCGCTAATGCACTCTGTCTGTTGTTAAACTTGTATACCATCTTGTCATGGTTGGTGAATGTGTAGCCTTGGAACCTGTAAGGCCCGGCCCAAAATAAGCCGTCCTCACGTTCAACGACGTACAGTGCTGGCTTTGTTTGTACGCCCTCGAACAGTCGGTGTAAGTCACGTATCCTCCATCTCATAAACCGTATTCTAACCGAGCTCATGCTGTAATGGAACCCAACACCTCGCGCCCCGTTGGAGTAATCGAGCAAACACGCTGATCCGATCCCGCCGATGACGGGCGTAGCAACCTTGTCGGGGCGATGTATCCGGCCTGACGTAGCTCGCTGCACCGTTTCCAATAGCAGCATTTTGTCTGTTGGGCAAGGCCACTAGCGTGACCCGCCTCCTCGTCGGTCATGTCGGCGCGAGCGTATTCGTAGAGTAGTCGTGCGCGTTGTGATCCGGCACGAACCCATATCGTCGTAGCTGCCTTGGTTGATGTCGCCGGATCGTTAGCACGAACCCCCAACCATCCGTTCACTAAGCCGATAGCGGCCCATTCGTCGTAGAGCATCGGGTTCATTGGTCGAACCTCCGTTGGTTCATGTCTACTATGTCGTCGTCTGCCTGGCCCGTTACCGTGCCGCTAGTGGCATCTATAATTCGGTGGCAACGCTCGCAATAGTAGAACTCATCCCATTGGTGATCAGGTTCGATTACCTTGCCGGTAGGTAGGCATGGGTAGAACCCCTAATATGGGGCTCATTACCACATAGGCAAACTATCCAATCAACTAGCTGGCCGGTGATCCCGTCAATAGTTACGTGTTCGGCAGTCATTGTGCTACCCCCCATGCCTCGAATAGTGCTCGTAGTTGTGCATCGGTGACGACGGTGGACAGTAACCCCACCACCGCCTCAACCGCATTATCCCCGAAATTATGCCGTGCCGATTTGGTTATTTCGTTTAATAGCTCGGCGTGTGTCATTGTGCCACCTCACTAGGGCTAGGTAGTACATACCCAGGTGTCGTCATAGCTTTATGTTCTTGCACTAACTTGCCGTAGTCGTTGCGCTCACTGTCTGTCATATCCTCCCAGGCATCGTCATCCTCCGTGCTCCAATCTGTGGTATCAAG